GATTCATTTGAACACGGGCGAGGGCTCTACCTACGATGAAAACAGTTGGAAAGCCCGGCTCAGCAAGACCTACAAGAAAAAGGGCAAGGCGCTTTCTCGAGCGTTGGCGGACGATGGCTACGATGGAATCGTGACCGTCCAAGAATTTCAGGGTGAGCCCATCACGTCCGAAATCGTGGATCTCCGATTCATGCACACGGGCATCATTGAAAAGGGGATGCTTGCGCCACTCGATTTGGAGAAAGCGATGGACGAGGCAGCGGCCGAGCTTTCAGAGCCCGTCTACGACCATACTCAGCCCTTGGCCGAAAAGGATGAGAGGGCATACAACAAAGTCAAATTGGTGCTCAAAAGGCGCGGATACAAAGAGGCCGATTTTGAGCGAGGCGGCAAGCTCTTTGGGATGAGCACCAACGAGTTGATCGATTTGGCTAGGGGCGACGATGCTACTGACCGATGAGCAAATCTACGAGATTCGACGGATCATTGAGGAGCACCACTCCGCTTTCGTCGCCAATATGATTGACCCCAAGGCCATCCCTCCCGAGCTTTTGAACAAGCTACGGGAAAAGGGATTGCTCAACATCAAAATCAACTCCACCCAAGAGGCGTACCTCTACGGAGTGGTGTTGGCTGCCATGAACGATCCAAAAGCGGCGGGCATGGGGTATGACCAATTCAAAGAGTACATCCGGAAAAATCCAATCCCGTTGAGCGCTCCCGAGGAGCGTGCCATCGAAATGGCGCAACATCGGGCGGCCAACTATGCGGTGGGGCTCGCCAACAAAATCACCACCGAATTCACCGAGCAAGTGGATGCGTTGGACCGGTCACTCACGGCCCAAGAAATTCGTGGCGAGATTCAAACGGCCACGGCCGAGAACATTGCCAAGCGGGAGAGCGTGCGAAAGCTCAAGTCCGACCTCGGATGGAAGCGCAAGGATTGGTCTCGAGATTGGGACCGCATTGCGGTCACCGAGAAAAACACGGCTATGCAACGAGGCACAGCCAACCACTACGCCAAAGAGTACGGAAAGGACGTGCTCGTTTTCAAGCGCACCATGCCCGATGCTTGCAAGCATTGCGTGGCGGCATACAACGTACCGGGCACCAACCGGCCCAAGGTTTTCAAACTCTCCGAGCTTGAGGCCAACGGGACCAATTTCGGAAAAAAGGCAAACCAGTGGTTGCCCACGGTCGGCTCCCTCCACCCCAATTGCCAATGCCAGCTTGTGAGGATGCCCAAGGGTTGGGGCTTTGACGAGGACGGGGAGCTTGTGCCAGGCGGCAAGTATCTCGAGGTGGTGGAGGATTTGGAGCGGTCCATTCAAGAGGAGATGGATCTCCAAAAGGCTTTCAAGCTCCAAGGCAATGTCACCATCCAAGGTATCCCGATTGCCATTGAGAATCGAAAGGGCTCCAAGCGCGTGTGGAAAGATGCCCAAGGCAACACGGGCGAGACGCGCATGCAATACGCCTACGGGTACGTGAAAGGCACCCAAGGCTTGGACGGTGACGGCATGGACGTTTTCGTTGGCCCCAATCCACAGGCGGCCAACGTCTACATCGTTCACCAACAGAATCCGGACGTGGGCACCTACGATGAGGAGAAAGTGATGATCGGGTTTTCCGATCCTCACCGAGCTTTGGCAGCGTATCGAGCCCACTATGACCGAGGTGATTTTGATTTGACGGTCACTCCGATGGAAGTGGACCAATTCAAACGTTGGCTTGCCGGGACGGCTCCCGAGGTTGGTGAGATGTTTCAGTTGGGCAAGCCTACGCTCAAGCTCGTCCTACCCCTCCAAAAGTCCCTTGGGTCTGAGGGAAGGGTGTCCAAAGAGATTGCCTCGGCTAACAGTCCGGCCGGCAACCGGGCTCCCGGACCGGGCGTGGGAGCCAACTACCTTTTCAATCTGCCCAAGCGGCGCAAAGCTGAAAAAATCGAGGACGCCGGCATGAAGCCCACCCCACAGGAAATTGTGGACGTGGGCGACGAAAACCGTGAGTACATCCGGAGAGACCGAGAGGTGTACCACGTGGACGGGGTGTTGGGAGACAAGACCCGTCCTATTGAAATCCCCGAGCGTTACCAAGGCCCACCTCGAGACGAGGATGAGGTTGAGCGAAACAAAAAGCTCTTGGAGGACGAGGGGAAAAAGAACATTCGGCGCCCAAACAACAAGGTTGAGGTGGGGTGATGCAATTCATAATCTACGAGCCGTTGGAAAAAGCCGGCCACAAATACAAGAGCCGGAAAATCAACCCCCATCCACCACCCAAGTACACCTACGAGTACGATGAGCCGTCCGAGCCGAGACGGCGCGGACCTCACGAGAGGGCTGAGCGAGAAAAGGACAAGGATTGGAAGCCACCAACCGAGAGGTATTCGGACAGAGACGTTGTGGACAAGCTCATTGAGCTTGGTGATTGGCTTTTTGTGCTCCAAGCCTCGAGTAGAACGCACACGGGAGGATACGAAAAAGACGATACCGGTTTCAGTAGCTATGACATGGATGGGTGGCGCTCATTGGCTCCCGTGCTAGATGGGCAGCCCGACAATGCCCGTCCGTTGCGTGGCATCCTTGCAAAGTACAAAAGACAGATTGCGGCTCGAGAGGGGTTGGACGAATTCTACAAGCTCGGGCTCCAAGACGCTATTGACGAGGCCGAGGCCAGCAAGAAAAAGGCGCTCGTTGTCTCTCAGGAATGGAAGGCGACAACCGGGGACCTCATGCTCCCAACGGGCGGCGGGAAAATCGCTCGGTCTCGCTTCCAAAAGTACATTGAGACCCAACGAGAATTCAAACAGTACGGTCTCTCATTCGATGGGGCCACCAAGTCTTGGTACATCCGATCCGATAAGGTGGCATCGTTCCCATGGGACAAATACACGGCGGCCATGGAGGCAATCGGTTTCTCGTTTGGTGAGAGGCCGGACCCACCCGATTTCAAGCAAAAGGCTCAAGAGGCCAAGGCCGAGATGAAAGCCCAAGGGGCCGAGTCCGTGATCCAGGCGATCAAAAACCGCCAAGTGCGGGACACGATTGCGGTCACGGTGGTCAAAGAGGGACGCCACAAAGGCAAGATTGGCTTTTGGTCCACATTCTCTCCCGAATTCAACACGGTGTTTTCCAACAAGAGCGGCGTGCTCTCAGGCATAACCGAGTACAACAAAGAGCTTGGGCATGCCCGGCTGACCAATGACATTCGGTTGGCTCGAGAGGCGTTGGAAAAGCTCAAAGAGAGGATGCCTGATTTCGATATTGTGGTGGACCCGAGCATCCGAGAAAAAGAGATTGCCGATGAGGCAAGCCGAGCCAAGAATTCGGCGGTCATTCCCGAAGTGGCCAGCAAGTTGGCTCCCGGTATTGAGTTGTTCCCATTCCAGAATGAGGGCGTCCGGTTTCTCCAAGAGACCGATGGCAATGCTCTCATTGGTGACGAGATGGGGTTGGGCAAGACGCTGCAAACCCTGTCCTACGTTGCGGCTGAGAATCGAAAGGCGATGGTGATTTGTCCCAAGGTGGTCCGGAAAAATTGGCTCAAAGAGGCCGAGCATTTCTTTCCGGGCACGTTTGTTGGCAAAGAGCTTGTCTCCCCCAATTTGTCTGCCATCAAAGCGGACCTTGCCGGAGCCAAACGCCGGTACGTGGCCTACATCCGAGCCAAGGGTGACGATGGGGACGAGAGCAGTCTCCATTTGGCGGATCACTATGATGACCACCCCGAGGACATCCCGGAGAAAATGGCCATTGCCCACGAGCTAGGTCTACTCACGGGAAATCTTGCGACCATCAATTACGAGAACGTGGAGAAATTCTTGCCGTACATTGAGGCGGCCGGTTTCGATACCATCGTGATTGACGAGTCCCACAGAATCAAAAATCCAAAGGCCAAGCGGACCAAGTTGATCAACCGGCTCGCCAAGGGCTCGAGCGTGAAGCATCGAATCTTGCTGTCCGGCACGGCCGTCAAAAACAAAAAGGTGGACCTTTTTGAGCAAATCGAGATGGTGGAGCCAGGGCTTTTCTCGTCTCCCCAAGCGCTCAAGATGTCCACGCATGGTGAGGCGTGGCACAAGCTCTCCAAGGTGTACCGGGCTCGCACGAAACGCGAAGTCATTAGGGACATGCCGGACAAGACCTCGGCCATCCTGAAAATGGATGTCAAAAATCTCCCACCCCCTCCCGGAGATTTTGGAGAAATCAGCCGGGCCAAGTCCGAGTTGGCGCAAGCCAAGGTGCCGTCCACGGTCGCATTTGTGAATGAGATGTTGGAATCCTCTGACTCCAACATTTTGGTTTTCACGGATTCCGTTCCCGCGGCCGAGGCGATTGCCAAAGAGATCGGACCTCGAGCGGTGGTCCACCATGGCCAGACCTCGGACAAGAAACGAGAGGATGCCATCTCCAAGTTTGATCCCAAGAGTCGAAAGGACAACGAGACTGTCCGCGTCTTTGTCGCCACTACGGGCTCGGCTGGTATCGGCATCAATCTACAGACCGCGGACAAGGTTGTTTTCAACGATTTGCCATGGACCCCCGCGGATCTGAGACAAGCTGAGGACCGAGCCTACCGCATTGGCACCAAGAACAACGTCAACGTTTATTGGATGGTGGCCGAGGGCCACGAGTTTGACGAGTCCATTGCTGACATCCTCAAGCGCAAGTACGAGTTGTCCAAAAAGCTCCAAGAGGGGAAACAACTCACCGAGGAGGAGCGAGCTTGGATGGACAAGCCCATCAACCCAACGGACGTGTTGGCTCAGATGAAAGGCGAGACGGCCAAGCCAAAGGACCACAAAAAGTACGTGATCACGGAAACCAAGACCGGTGGCCAGGCCAAACAACGAGCGGACGAGCGGCCGGACCCCATTCCACAGAAAAAAGAGGAGCCCGAGCCGTTGGTGGAGGAGCCAGACTACGGACCCAAGCCCAAGCGGCGTGCCGCACCCAAACCGGTGGCCAAGGCCGAGCCCAAGGTGGAGCCCAAGGTTGAAACCAAGGCAACCAAACCCGAGGAGCACGCGGGAGCGGGCTCTCAACCGAGACAAATGACCCTCGGTGGTGAATCGCAAGCGGCCGGGAAGCCGGTACAGTTGGCGCTATTCAAGAGCATGACGGATCATTTCGTTTTGTTCCGGGACGATTTCGATATGGACATGGAGCGTGTTGACGGCATGCTCAAGTCATTCGATTTCGACGGTGCCTTGGATTTGATCAAGGCGGCGGGCCACAAGTATCTCCGTAGAATTCCCACGGGCAAGCAATCCCCTCGGTGGCGGTACGTGTACGCCGAGACCTCAAAGCACCATCGCAAAACATTCCAGGTGGGAGAGAAAGTCCAAATCACTCATGGCGACCAAAAGGGTCACTATGAGGTGACGGCCGTGCATCCCAATGGCTACGTGACGATCAAGCACGATGAGACCGGCCACTATCTCTCCATGAAGGCCGAGCATCTACACGAGGAGTTTCAAAAAGAGCATGCCAGCAAGATTCAGGCAGCCTACAGGCGGCTCAAGCAAACCGTGGAAGCGGCCAACGTCCATGGCACCGAGAATCAAAAGAGCCGGGCTCGCATCCAATTGGCAGAGTTTGAGCGGCGGTGGGGCTTGGGCCGATTCTCGGAAAAGGGTCCGGCTCCCAAGCTCGTTGCCAAGCCGGAGCCCAAACCCAAGGCCGAGCCCGAGGCTCGTGTCCCCGTGGCAGCGGCCATGGACCCAAGCAAGGTGGTCCCCAACGAGGAGATACCGGCCAAGATAGACGAGATGGCCAAGCTCGGGATGAAAACTCTCAAAGACATGAGAGCCACGCTCGAGGACCAACGAATCAAGGCCGAGTCCGAGGGCAAGGGGACTCCGGTGTCCATGCTCCGATGGGGCCGGATTCTGGACGGCGCCATGGCGCTCGTTGGTACGGCCGAAAAGGTGAAAGAACAAAAGGCCAAGCCCGCACCCAAGAAACGTGGGCGCAAGAAAATGGCTCGAGAGGACCGGACACGTTTCGGCTCCAAGGATGAGGCGTGGGCGGCCATTCTCTCGGCATCGGGTGACATGGAGGGGTTGGAAAACACCCTCTCGGCTGAGAAAGCCTATGACCTTTGGAAGCGTGGCAAGGGACCCAAGCCACCACCCTACGAGCATGGCGAGACCGATGCCATCAACCAAGCGCTCGATTTGGCGAAACCGCTACGGCACCAACGCCACAAGATGAAAGACAACCGAGTCTCGAGCATCCGAGACGGTTTTGACCGGCTCACAGCCGGAGCGAAAACGTGGGCGGACCTCGAGCACGCCATTGAGGTGTTGCGGCAAGTGCCAGGGCTCGAGAGCATCCAATTGCCTGAGAGGGTACAGCAACGATTGGACGCCGAGCGCATGGCGGTGGAGGAGAAAGATTACTTTGAGGAGCAACAAGCGTATTACGATGCGCAAAAGAAAGAGTCCGAGGACAATTGGGACAGCCTCAAAGACGATGAGGACTATGAGCCCGGTGTGGCCGAGGCAATGTCCGAGAGTGATTTGGACACGAGCTTTGATTTTGGAGCCAACGTGTGGCCGGACACGGACGATGAGGCCCCCGGCACCCATGAGAGCGTGGGTGAGGAGCTTGTTGGCAGCCGGAAGGAAAAGGCCGCGGCCGAGCGTAAAAAGGAATCGGTCTTTGTGCCCAAGAGCGGCGGGGACGCTGATTTTGAGTACCTGAGTGATCCCGAGTTGGCAAAGCTCGCTCACAAAGACAAGCTCATGGAGCCATTCAATCCCGAGGATTTCTTGGCCCAAGGGTATGACCCCGGATACGTGGCCGTGCGTGGCGCGATTGAAAAACTCGTCTCGCAAAAGCCCCCGGTGGCCAACCGGTTGATCCAAGAGCACTACATCAAAGGCGTTGCGTTTCTCCAAAAGGGAATGGACCGTTGCCAAACTGTCCAAGACCTCAAAGAGTTTATGGAGGAGTGGAATCGTCTTTGCTACGGCTCGAGGCGTGCGGGCGCGTTTGAGTCCACCTCTGAGCTATACCAAGCTCGAGACGCGAAGCTGAGAGCCCAAGGCAAAAAGCTCATTATGACTCACGATGAGTACAAGAAATTGGAGGCCAAAAAGGAGGAGTTGTTTTCTCGGATGTTGAAACAAACCGTCCAAGAGGACAACTCCGAGGCGGGACGAAAGCTCAAGGCCGAGCATAACGCCGTCAAAAAGGAAATGGAGCAATACGAGTACGGGAACGTGGAGGGAGAGCTTGCGTCCTACTACGGTGACGGCATGCGAAACGCGATCCGTCTGACCATGGACATCCCGCAAGGCTCGGAGATTGATTTCGAGAGGCACGGCTCCCGCTTGGTGGTCTACCAACGTGACCCGGATTTGGATCGTGGTCTCAAGTTTGACTCCAAGCGCGTTGGCAAAAAAGGTGAGGAGGCGTTGGCCACCTATAACGAGTATTTCAAAATGGCCGGGAGCATCGGGCAGGCTGGTACTCGAGGCGTGCAATACGGGCTCAACACGTTTGGCAAGACCTCCAAAGCCATCCGTGATGCCGTTCGATTGGCCGAGCGTTGGGATGCTCAACGTAAGGGTCAGACCGTCTACCCCGAGGGCAAGAAAATGCCCGAGGAGTCCATGGAGGAGAAAAGACAAAAGATTGGAAAGCTCCTCGAGACCAAGAAACAGAAATCCTCGGATCGTTTCCGTTGGCGCCACACCATGACCGGCAAGCCCGAGCGTATTGGCGGCAAGCCTATTTCCAAGGCGGACGCCAAATCGTTGATGCAAGAATTCAATCTCAGGGGAGTGCAGCTTGGAGAGTGGGTCAACAACCACGAGGCCGAGCATCACATTCTAGCGGCCCACGGTGCGTTTTCCGACATGGCGGACGTGCTCGGGTTGGACCCGAAACAACTCTCATTCGGTGGCCGTCTCGGATTCGCTATTGGGTCTCGAGGCCGTGGCCACGGCGCGGCTCATTACGAGCCTGAGAATGAGATCATTGCTCTCACGAAATTCGCGGGCGGGGGCTCGCTTGCGCATGAGTGGGGTCATGCGTTGGACAACATCTTGGCCAAGTGGGCTCGTCCCGAGGGCGCTCCCACCAAGGTACAAACCGGACCGTTGGAGTATCGGGCAGTCAAAATCACTCACGGGGATGCCCCGGACATCGATCAAGACGTGCTCCGAGCTTACAACAGAATCCAATCCATGATGTTTCATGGTGACCCCGATGCCTACGAAAAAGAGGGTGGTGCCACCACCACGAGCAAATTCTACGATGCGAGCCGTGGCATGAGCAAAGCTCCCTCGAGCTACCACACCTCTCCCCATGAGATGTTTGCTCGAGCATTTGAGTCCTACGTCCACGATAAGCTCCAATCCGATGGTGGCCGAGCCAACACGTATCTCGTGTCTGGCACCACTCGAGAGGAGATTGCCGCGGCCGAGGTGGCAA